CGTATGACTGATGCCGACCTCCTGACCATCCTCAATCAAGCCCTGCCAAACAGGGCTTTTTTAATGCTCGCGCCGCAGGGTCAGGCCGAGCCCTATCTGATCTATCAGCGGATCTGGTGGGGACCGGAGAACAGCCTGTGCGGATACATGGAAGGCGATCACGTGCGCTACCAGATCGACAGCTATGCGCGTACGCACAAGGAAGCCGTCGCGAACATGAACGCCGCGCTCGATGCGCTGCGCGCGAGCAGCGATCCGCCGAACGTCGAGAACGGCGGCGACCTCTACGAGCAGGACACGAAGCTCCATCGCATCACCGTCAACATCATCACGTGGTTCGATCCACAAGGAGTAACGCCATGAAAAAGGCAATCAGCGCACAAGGCACGAAGATGTTTCTTGAGAACCCGGACGCCGCGCCGATTGCGACGGGTCTGCTCACGGCGGGCAGCGTATCGACGCCATGCGTGGTGACGTTCGATGACGTCACGAAGGTGGCGAACGGTGAACCGCTCTACATCACAGGCTCAGGGTGGCCGAGCATCGACGATCAGGAGTGGGTCATCCAGAACCTTGACAAGACTGCCAAGACCGCGTCGCTCGCGAATAGCGACGCGTCGAAAGAGACGGCGACGTGGAACGCCGCCGCGAGCTATACGCTCAACGCCTTCGCGGACGTGTGCGCGCAGTCCTACCAGATCAACCAGAATCCCGCGACCACGATCGACACGACCACGCTCTGCGACAGCGAAAAGACTTCGCTTGTCGGCTTCCGGGACCCCGGCACGCTCACGTTCGACTTCTTCATCGATCCCACCGATCCCGACTATCTCGCGCTGCATGACGCGTACGACGATGGCGAGGAACGCATGTTCGAACTGATCTACAAGAACGGCGCGGTGCGCACGCTGCCCGTGATCGTGCAATCGATCAACGAGACAGGCGGTGTCGATCAGGCGGTCCACGGTTCGGCCACGCTCAAGATCACGGGCTCCCCGATCCTCACGCAGCCCGGCAGCACGACGCCCCCTGTCTATGAGCTGACGGTCGATGTCGCGCCTGCATCGGGTGTCGCGCCGCTCAGCGTGACGGCGACGATGGCTGAGACGAACGGCACGGCGAGCCAGTTCCAGATCGACTGGGGCGACGCGACGGCAATCGACACGGTGACGGGCAGCCTGACGAAGACCCACGACTATGCGGCGGCCGGAAGCTACACGGCGCACGTCACGCCGACCGTGAACAGCAGCGTGCTCGCGCCCGTTGCGGCCAATGCCGTGACCGTCTCGTGAGGCGACCATGACCGACCTTTCCCAGCCCGTGCGCGCGTTCGATCTCACGCTGGCGAGCGAGACCGTCGAGACCGAATGCTTTGGCGCAGTCACGATCAGCGATATCGGTGCGGACGGTATCGAGCGCATCGCGTCGCACATGCGCGAAGCGGGCCTGTCTGACGATCGTGAGATGGCGCGCCAGCTGCTGTGCGAATCCGCAAGCGGTCCCAATGGCGAGCGCTTCACTGCCGAGGGACTGGCGCATATGCCCGCCCGTGCGTTCCGCGACCGTATCAAGCTGCTCACCGCGGCGATGCGCGTCAATGGCCTGTCTCAGGTGGACGTGGAAAAAGCATGACCGCTCCCGTGACGCGCCTCGTCTTTGCGGTGGCCGCCCATCTGCATATGACGGCGGGAGCGGTCCGACAGACCATGACGGCGCATGAACTGATGTGCTGGGGCTACCTGTTCGCCGCGCCCGCCCGCGAACAGCAGCCCCTTGTCCTCAGTGTCGAGGACGAGATCAACGCGTGGGGGTAACACGCTATGGCTTCCGCCGGTTCGCTCGTATTCGAGATCGCAGCCGATGTATCGCGCCTTCGTCAGGACCTGAATCAAGCGAACAACGATATCAAGTCGCAGCTTGAATCGATTCGCCGCTCGTCCGCTGCCGAAGCGTTCATGACGGGCGCGGACTACGCAATGGAGTTCGCGCGCGGCTTCGCGGAGAAGATCCGGTCCGCGATCGATCAGGCCGACGCGATGGGCAAGCTCGCGCAGCGCATCGGCACGACTACGGAAGCGCTGTCCGCGCTCGCGTATCAGGGCGAGTTCGCGGGCGTCTCGATGGACGACCTCGCGGCAGGCTTCAAGGCGCTGAACAAGGCGATGATCGACTCGCGCGACCCTGCCAGTGATTCAGCCGTCGCAATCAAGGCGCTCGGGCTGAACGTCAAGGAGTTGCAGGCAGCGGACCCCGTACAGGCATTCGCGCAGATTGCCGAAGCGTTTTCCAAGTACAAGGACGGCGCGGAGAAAGCGGCTGTTGCCACGCAGCTATGGGGACGCGACGGCCAGAAGATGATCCCGCTGCTAAATCAGGGTGCGGCGGGTTTTACGGCTGCCGCCGAAGAAGCGCAAAAAATGGGGCTCATCGTCAGCACGGGTACCGCGCAGGCGATGGGCGAACTGAACGACAACATCGCGCGGCTCGGCAAGGTCAGCCAAGGATCCGCCGCTATCGTCGCACAGGATCTCGCGCCCGCGCTGATGGGTCTGACACAGGCGATGATGGACGGCCAGCAGGCCGGCGGCGGCATGCGTGCCGTGCTTGAATGGCTCGGCAAGGATCTCGCCGCGCTGGTGGTCAACTTCACGTATGCGGCGGGCGCGGTTGGCAACTTCTTCAAGGAGGCACAGGGCGCTATCGGTGTCGCGAAGAAGTTCATGAGCGGCGATATCGAGGGCGGCAAACACGCATGGGCCGATAACGTCAAGGACTCTCAGGCACGCATGCAGCAGCTGGACTTCACGATCCAGCAGACCCGCAACAAGATGACGGACGGCTATCGCGAGAGCGCGGCCGCGTGGGCACAGGTCGACAAGAATTCAGGCTTTGCGACTCAGGCCACGCTCAAGTATTCGCAGGGGCTCGACGACATGGCCGCGTCGCAGAAGCGCGCGAAGAAAGCCGTCGATGACTACGCGCAGATGCTTGGATCGTTGCAGGACCAGTACCGGAAACTCGCCGCTGAAGGCGATCCGATGAAGGAACTGATCTCCGATCCGAAGTACCTCAAGATGAACCAGCAGCAGCAACAGACGTTGCGCGATGTGGTTCAGGCGATCAAGGACAAGACCGTTGCGCTCGATGCGGAGAAGCAGGCTCAGGAGAACTTGCAGAGCGCGGAGGACACCGCTTACAAGGCAGCCGCGGCGAATCTCAAGGCCGAGTACGACCGCATCGATGCGCTGTTCGCCTTTGGCGATGCTCAGGCGCGCGCCGTCGATCCCACGATCCAGTACACCGAAACGGTTAACCAGCTTAACGATGCGCTTGAGACGGGCGCGATCGATTCGGCGCATTACACGCTTGCGATCAAGAAAGCGGGCGACGACCTGAAGAACGCGCAGGACAAGACCGATCCGTGGCTCAAGCAGCTTAAGGCGATACAGGACGCCATCGATGCGTTCGGCAAACAGTCGTCCGATGCCTTTGTCGACTTCATCTTTTCCACGAAGGACGCAAGCGTGTCGTTCAGCGAGATGGTCACGTCGATCCTCAAGGACATGGCGAAGATGCTCATGTACCAGAGCGTGTTCCAGCCGCTGATGAAGATCGTCGGCGCGGGAATGACGGGCGGCGGCTGGGACTGGTCATCGTTTCTCAGTGCGCCCGGCCGCATGTCGGGCGGTCCCGTCTCGGCCGGGATGCTCTATCAGGTCAACGAGCTACCCGGACGCAAGGAGTTCTTTATTCCGAACGTGAGCGGCCGCATCGCCACCGACGCGGGCGTGCCGAGTGGTCCCAACGTACAGGTCAACGTGAACATGTACGGCGAGCGTGACGACCGGACCACGACCGATACGAAGGGCGACGAGCGCAACGCGACCGAACTCGGCAAGCGTATCGCGACGGTCGTGCGTCAGGTCATTTCGACCGAGAAGCGTACGGGAGGCCTGCTCGCATCATGATCACGACATTCGAACGCTGGATCGGCCGCTCGATCATCACCCCTCGCGCGACGGGTGCGATCTTTGACTGGTGCGTCACGTCGGCGAACTACGACCTTGAGCCGAAGGTCATCAAGGCGCAGTTCGGGGACGGCTATGCACAGCGCAGACCGGCCGGCATCAACACGCAGGCGCACATGTGGTCGGTCGAGATGCGCAACATCACGGGCGACACGTACAGCGACGTGGTCGCGTTCCTGCAGGCTCGCAACGGTGTCGATGTCTTCAACTGGACGCCACCGCGCCAGAGCGTGGCCGAGGACGTGATCTGTTCCTCGTGGTCGTTCAGCTATGGCGACCTGCTGGCCGATGGTTCGCGGCTGCTCAACCTGTCGATGAAGTTCGAACAGGTCTTCGTATGAAGCTCAACGGCGCAATACAGGAACTGGCCCCCGGCGCGGTGATCCAGTTGTTTGTGCTCGACCTGTCCGCCTATCACGTCCCGTCAGGCAACGAGATCACACGCTTTCACGCCGGCACCAACGAGATCGGCGGCGATGTCGTATGGCAAGGAAACACCTATCAGCGCTTTCCCGTCCAGGCGACGGGCTTCGAATTCAAGGGACAAGGCACGCTGCCGCGCCCGCACTTCGCGGTATCGAACGTGGGCGGGATCATCAGCGCGCTATGCCGCGAGTACAGCGACATGGTCGGTGCGCCCGTCACGCGCAAGCGCACGCTCGCACGTTACCTCGATGCGGTGAACTTCGCGCACGGCAATCCGCTCGCGGACCCCAACGAAGGCTTTCCCGACGACGTCTTCTATGTGAACCAGAAGCTGCGCGAGTCGGTGGACATATGCGAGTTCGAGCTTGCCGTCGCGTTCGATGTTCAGGGCGTGCAGCTACCCCGACGGCAGGTCATCTGCAATAGCTGTCCGTGGGTCTATCGCGGCGACGGCTGCGGCTACGCGGGCGGCCCTGTCGCCGACATCAACGACAACCCCACCAGCGACCCGAACAGGGACGCGTGCGGCAAGCGTCTCGCAAGCTGCCGCCTGCGCTTCGCGGGCTGGGTTCCGTTCGGCGGTTTTCCCGGTGCAGGACAGTACCGATGAATGACGAACTGACCGCACTCGTGCCGTACGTGCGCATCCATGCCGAAGCCGAAGCGCCGCGCGAGTGCTGCGGGCTCGCGGTGCGCGATACGTCGGGGCTGCTCGTGTATGTCGCGTGCCGCAACGAGGCGCGCGATCACGAGCACTTCATCATCAACGCGACCGACTACGCGCGCGCTGAAGACACGGGGACCATCGTCGCCATCGTGCATTCGCATCCGTATGCGGACCCGGCGCCGTCGCTCGCGGATCGCACCGGCATCGAGGACATGGGGCTGCCGTGGCTGATCGTCAATCACCCGCTCGGCACGTACACGATCTCGCGGCCTGAAGGCTTCGCCGCGCCGCTGATCGGTCGTCCGTTCGTGCATGGCGTCCACGACTGCTATGCGCTCGTGCGCGACTACTTCGCGAAGTTCGGCATCACGCTCAACGACTACACGCGCTCGTGGGGCTGGTGGGAAGGCGCGAGCGGCCCCGACCTGTATCGCGACAACTTCGTGCGCGAGGGTTTTCGGGAGGTGCCGCGCGAGACCTTGCGCGAGCACGACCTGATCCTGATGCGCATACGCGCGCCACGCGAGAACCACATGGCCGTCTATCTGGGCCACGGCGTGATCCTGCATCACCTGATCGGACAGCCGTCGCGCCGCGAGACGTATCAGGAGTTCTACCAACGGCGCACGACTGCCGTTCTCCGCCATCACTCATTCCCGTGAGGTGGTCCGATGCTCACCGTGCTTTTCTATGGCGATCTTCGCCAGCGCTTCGGCCGTCGCTTTGTGCTCGACGTGCATTCGCCGCGCGAAGCGATCCACGCACTGTGCCTTCAGCTTGACGGGCTGCGCCGTTACTTCCGCGATCACGCGACCCGGAATTTTCTCGTGCGTGGCTATCAGGACTATGACGAATCCGATCTCGACTATCCGCAGTCCACGGGCACGCTCAAGGTAGTCCCATTGGTCGCGGGCGCGGGCGCGTGGGGAAAGATCATCGGCGGTGCGGCGCTCGCCGTGGTGGGCTTCGTGATCAGCCCGTACTCCGGCGGGCTCGGGATGGCGCTCGTCAGCATGGGGCTGTCAATGGCGCTGGGCGGTGTCGCGCAGATGCTTGCACCGCGCGCATCCGGCAGCGCGACCCCTGAGAAAGCCGACAACCAGCCTTCGCTCGCGTTCGACGGCGCGGTCAACACGACCGGCCAGGGCGGTCCCGTGCCGCTCGGCTACGGGCGGATGATCGTCGGCTCGCAGGTGATCAGCGTGGGCTTCTCGACCAATAACGAGATCGTGGTGAACTGATGAACTCCCGCGATCTGGTTCCCGTTGCTGGCGCAGGAGGTGGCGGCGGCAAGGGAGGCGGCGGCGGATCGCGCTCGCCCGTCGAGGCACCCGACAGTCTCAGATCCGTCCAGTACGCCCGCGTGATCAACCTGCTATGCGAGGGCGAGATCGAGGGCATCGTCGGCAACGCGGCGGGGATCTATGTCGACGACACGCCGCTTGCGAACGCCGATGGCTCGTGGAATTTCAACGGCGCGGCCATCGAGTGGCGCACGGGCACGGCGACTCAGACCCCGATCTCGGGCTTCTCCGCGACCGAGTCCGAATCGACGGTCGGTGTCACGGTGACGGCGGCCGCGCCCGTTACGCGCTCGATCACCAATCCGAACGTCACCGCTATCCGCGTCACGCTCGGCTTTCCGCAGATGACCTCGCTCGACACGACCACGGGTGATCTGGGCGGGACATCGGTGCAGCTTGCCATCGACGTGCAGCGCAACGGCGCGGGGTTCCAGACGTTCTACACGGACACGGTCACGGGCAAGACCACGAGCCGCTACCAGCGCTCGTATCGCCTCGGCCTGTCGCGCTTCGGCGTGGTCGGCGGCACCTACGATATCCGCGTGCGGCGCATCACGCCCGACTCGACTTCCTCGAATCTCCAGAACGCGTTCCAGTGGGAGACGATGACCGAGATCGTCGACTCGCAACTGATGTATCCGTACTGCGCGCTCGTCGGTGTGCAGATCGACGCCTCGACGTTCAAGAGCATCCCGAAGCTGTCCTTCGACACGCAGCTTCGGCGCGTGCAGATTCCCTCGAACTACGACCCGCTGACGCGCACCTATACGGGCGTGTGGGACGGGACATTCAAGGTCGCATGGTCCGACAACCCGGCGTGGATCGTGTACGACCTTGCCGTCACGCAGCGATTCGGGCTCGGCGCGTACCTGTCGCCCGCGCTGATCGACAAGTGGACGCTGTACAGCATCGGCCAGTACTGTGACGGCATGGTCAATAACGGCTTCGGCCAGCTTGAGCCGCGCTATACGTGCAACTGCTACATACAGGAGCGGGCCGACGCGATCACGCTGCTCCAGCACTTCGCGAGCATCTTCAACGGCCTGATCTTCTGGAGCGGCGGCGCACTGACGTTCAGCGCCGACATGCCCGCCGATCCCGTCGATGAATTCAGCCCGTCGAAGATCATCGACGGCGCATTTAACTACGTGGGCTCGCCGCTGAACCAGCGGCACACCACCGCGCTTGTCACGTGGAACGATCCCGCGCAGAAGTACGCGCAGGCCATCGAGTACGTCGAGGACGCGGAAGCCATCGCGCAGTGGGGAATCCGTGAACTCCAGATACAGGCGTTCGGCTGCACGTCGCGCGGTCAGGCGCACAGGGTCGGACGCTGGGCGCTGCTGACCGAGCGCTACCTGTCGGAGTCGGTGACGTTCAAGACGGGCATCAATGCCGCGTTCGTGCGTCCCGGCGATGTGTTCCTCACGACCGATCCGACGCGAGCGGGCGCTCGCATGGGCGGCCGCGTGCTCGATGGCGGGACCGACTGGCTCACGCTCGATGCGTCCGTTGATCTGACGACCGACACATCATGGTCGATCTCGGTGATGCTGCCCGACGGCACGTTCGCCACGCGTACGCTACTGGTCACGCAGGACGGTCCTCAGGCAACCGTCCACCTTGCGCAGGCGCTACCCGTTGCGGCCACGCGCATGTGTGCCTGGGCGATCTCGGGCGGCACGCTCCAGATGGAACAGTGGCGATGCACGTCCGCGAGCGAGGACGAGGACGGCAATATCGAGATCGCGGGCATCGCCTACCGGCCCGACAAGTTCGCGGCGATCGAGGTGGGTCTGAAGCTCGAACCGCTGCCGATCTCGATCATCGATCCGTTCAATGTCGGACCGTGTACTGAACTGGACGTGACCGAGTCGAAGTACCTGATCAGTCCGATGGTCGTCGGCTCGCGCGCGACGTTCTCATGGCTCGCGCCCGTGGGCGCGGTGCGCTTCGCGGTGTCGTACCAGCATGAGCAGGATTCGCCCGTGTACGCGGACTGTTTCATGAACAGCATCGACGTCCAGCCGACCGAGGAAGGCACGTGGTACTTCACGGTGTGGGCGATCAATTCGATAGGCGTCCGCAGCGCGCCCGCGTCGATCACGGTGCAGCTGCGCGCGCTCAACCAGCCGCCCGAAGATGTGAAGGGCTTCCAGCTTACCGTCATCAACGACAGCGCGGATCTCGGGTGGATTGCCTCGACCGATCTCGATGTCGTGGTGGGCGGTCACGTCGCGATCCGCTTCTCAACCCGTCTCACGACTGCCGTACTGTGGGAGGAAGCCAGCGATATCGTGCGCTTCTCGGGTTCGCAGTCGAGCGGTTACACGCTGCTGATGAAGGGCACGTATCTGGCAAAGTTCATCAACTCAAGCGGCGCGTATTCCGAGAACCCCGCCTACGTCATCAGCACGACCGGACCGCTGCGTGATTACAACCTCGTGGCGAATCTCCAGCAGGACCCGACCTTTACGGGCGTCAAGCAGAACATGATCGTGCGCAACGGCATCCTGTTCCTCGATCAGGACCCGGACACGGGACTCGTTGTGTCGACACAGGGCGGCTACTACTTCGACCGCGTGGTCGATATGGGCAAGGTCTACACGGTGCGCTGCTCGACGTACAACGAGGGGGCCGTCTATGACGTGACCGATGACGTGGACACGTGGCCCGACTTCGATGCGCGTCCCGATGTCGATGGTACGAAGATCAACGAAGGCGGTTCGCTCGTACTCGCGTCGATCACCAATGTCGATCCGAACGTGGCGCAGGCGGCCGACTGGTCCCCGTGGACCCGGCTTGTCGTTGCCGATCTGACGTTCCGTGCGGTGCGCTTCTCGCTCGCGGTCAAGGTACCCGATACCACACACGGAATCGGCATCACGAGTCTCGGGGCCATCGTCGATGTCCCGGACCGGATCGAGAGCCGCAATAACGTCCCCGTCGCGGCGGCCGGTTCGTTGATCACTTTCAGCGTGCCGTTCAAGGCCGCGCCGGCGATCAGCATCATCGCCCAGGGGCTCGCGAGCGGCGACAAGTGGTCGATCACGAACCAGAGCGCAACCGGCTTCACCATCCAGTTCCAGAACTCCGGCGGTACGGGCATCGCGAAGACCTGCGACTGGATCGCGCGCGGCTACGGATACGAGCACGTGGACCTAGACGGGCTCGGATGGTCGGCGCTCATGAGGGGCGATATCGAACGACTGCTGGCTGACCGTCAGCGTATGGGAGTCACGCCATGACACAGGTCCCCAACTATCAGGTTCCCGCGCATCCGTCAGGTCTCGACATGCGCACGCAGCTGAACAACATCGTGCTTGCGCTGATCGGCGACAACAGCGGACCTGTCGCACCCACGCAGACCTATCCGGGGATGTGGTGGGGAGATACGACCGCGAAGCGCTGGAAGCACCGCACGAACGCGGACGATGGCTGGATCGATGTCGGTCCGCTCGATGACATTCTCGGCGACTTCCGTAGCGCGTCGCCCAAGGGGACGATCATCATGTGGTGGGGCGACGGCACGAAGATCCCCGCGGGCTGGGCGAAGTGCGACGGCACACAGGGGACGCCCAACCTGACAGACAAGGTACCCGTCTGTGCCGGTGGCACGTATGCATCGGGCGCGACGGGTGGCGCGAACACGGTCACGCTCTCGGCGAGCCAGATGCCCGTGCATGCCCACGGCATCAGCGATCCGGGGCACGGGCACGGCGTAGCCGACGGTGGTCACAATCACAGCGTATGGGA